AAACAGATCAAGGCTGATCTTGATTCAGGTAAAACAATTACAGCGATTGATGCCTAGTTGAATTACAATTGCTTTCGCTTGTCGGCTAGAATCAGAGACCTAAAAGACCTGGGCTATCCAGTAGACAAGACAATGATTCAAATAGAAAGCGGCAAGTACGTCGCCCAATACTTTAAGGTAACTCAATGAGCAAACATATCGGTCGTGCAATATCAGATGATATTTGGTCAGCAAGTGTCAACAGACCATCCCATAAAATATATGAGAAGGATCGCATAGAGCAGAAAGAAAGATCAAAAAACTGGCAGCCAGATTCCTTGCAGATAAATGCTAATAAAATTAAGAAGGGACAACCAGTTAGCGAAGGCTATCTCTGGGGTAAGCTAGCCATGAAAATGGTAAGAGCTTGCCTAGTCAGTGAGGAAGCTCTTGATTCATACCGCAAAAGTTTCCTCAATGAATACCAAAGTCTTTATTCAGAGCATGATTATCAGATCAAACTTAAAGAGTTGACTGACAAGCATGAGCAAGCAAGGGAAATTAGTATCTTGCAATAGCTGCACATATGCAGTAAGTTGAGACCAAGCAAAAAAGGAGAACAAAATGAACCGCAAAGGTTTCATAGGTGGGTCTGACTGTGTGAAAATAATGAATGGTCATTGGCTAACGCTATGGCACATTAAAACAGGTCGATCAGAGCCAGAAGATCTGTCTCGCAACATCGCTGTGCAAATGGGAGTACACACTGAGGATTTTAATCTTCATTGGTTTGAGCATGAGCACAATTGCATCTTAACTGGATGGCAAAAATCTTTCAAAAAGAAAATCGGCATGGTGCCCGCCCAAGGTACAGTCGATGCCACTTGGGATCAATCAATCATCGAGGCCAAGCACACCAATGCTTACAATACTATGGACAAGGTATTGGAATTTTATATGCCGCAGTTGCAGCTATACATTCATGTTGCAGATGCACAGGGCGCTTATCTATCTGTTATCTTTGGAAATAATAAGTGGGAGTCTGTCTATGTCAGCCGCAACGAAGAGTATTTCAATTCAATGTGGGCGGTGGTGTCGGATTTCTGGGGTTACGTTCTTCGCGATGAAGAGCCAGTTGGTATCGACCAACCGCTACAACTTGGGATTGACAAGATCGAGGTGGATCAAATGGTCAGGCGTGACGCAAGCACGGACAACAGATTCGTTGACGCAGCCCACACCTACACCACACTCGAGGCAGATGCCAAAGCATTTGAGTCAGCCAAAAAGCAAATCAAAGATATGGTTGGCGACAACGAGCGGGAAGTTTACTGCGAACACTTAACAGCTAAGCGTGACAAGCGCGGAGCAATTAGAATAACAAGGAGAAAAACATGAACAATAAAATTATTGCCAAGCTACTCAAAGCAAGAGCAGCCATTCAACCAATCAAAAAGGATGGCACAAACCCACACTTCCGCAGCAGCTATGCCACGCTCGAGGGTGCTATTGAAGCGGTAACACAGCCGCTATCTGACAATGGGTTCTTCCTCACTCATGTTACTGGTGTTGACGAGTTTGGAATGTTCATCACTACAGAACTTATCTCTGAAGAGGATGGCGTTACTGTCATGCGTACCAGAGTGCCATTAGTTGTTGGCAAGAATGACATGCAGGGATTGGGTAGTGCCATTACCTATGCACGTCGATACGGAATCATGTCCATGCTGAACCTTCCAGCAGAAGACGATGATGGCAATGCAGCTTCTCGCTCAAGCGGCCCATCCAGAGGGCAAGCGCAGAGCGATGAAGGTTGGATGTAAACTTACTTAACTTAACAAAGGAGCCAGAAGCATGGCAGATCAATACGACAACACAAATGATGGCGTGGCATTTCCACCTTTCGAAGACATGAAGATGATCTTGCAAGGCAAGATAAATGTAGAAGGCAGAGATAGCCGCTACGCAATTGTTCGCCGCGAAACAAAAGCGGGCAAGGAAATTATGGAAGTCTACGAAAAGGTAGGCGTTATGTTCAAACAAGAGCAAGGCAAGGAGGGGTCGCCTAACTATACTGGCACCATGTACAATACCAATGACAAGACACAGCCTTGGACTATAGCTGAAACTGATAAGCGAATAGCTGCATGGCGTAGGCAGAAAGATGGCAAGCCTTATATGTCAATTAATATTTCTGATCCGCAATCACCCAAGGTACAGTCAAGCGCCTTGCCAGATGATGATATTCCGTTTTAAATAGGGATGTTCTCCGCGGGAGTTTTGATACGGTTTTTCCTCCCGCCAACTGGTCAGCCTTTGGGCTGGCCTTTTTTAACTGAGGGCTAAATATGTCAACAAACGAACTTAGCAAATGTATTAACGCAGCAGAGATGGGCCTAACGCAAAGGGAAACATCAACGCTATTGGATATACCACTCTCTTTAATCAAGGAGTTAACAGATAAATATGGAATCAAATTCACTTGCGGTAGAAAGAAAGCAAACCAAAAAAGAATCGTCGGTAGCTCTAGACAGGGGGAAGCGCCTACTATCAATGATGATAAGAAAGGCAGACAGCAATCAACGCCACAACCTAAAGCAAGAACTAGAAGAGATAAAAGCTCTGATAGAAATAGCGCAGAAAGAATAAACGAAATATACACAAGCGACCTATCTCGAAAAGAAAAGTATGAATTGATTTACGCTGAATCATGGAGAAGCTTTGAGCAAAAGATGATTGATCTGAAACTACGCCCAGCATTTCCCGAAAAGAAAAAGTATACACCTGAAACAGCAAGAAGTTCCTCAATTAAAAAACAAAGAGAGGAATCAATATATAGGCGACAAATAATAATGGATTGTTTTAGATCCAACGAAACAAAAGTAGCTGAAGATATTACTAGAAAAACAAAGCTACCACTTCGTATAACCAGCCAGATGCTAGACCTTATGTATCGTGACGGAGTGTTGGACAGAGAACGAGTCCAAGTAGGGCCATACAAACGCAACAGTGTTTATCACTACACTGCAAAATAAAGGAGACTACAGGTGACAGAAGAAGACATAGAAAAGAAAGTGCATATCGCTGGGGCTGTAGGCTGTGCCTTTGGTTTTATATGCGGAGCATCTTTAATGGCTTTGGTAAGCATTATATTTTAGAGTGTGGTGCGGGTGGCGTGTGAATGATTGGCGCATTCGGTAGCACGTTAACCAACAAACAAATGTTGAACCACCCGCTCTACACTTAAATCATAAGTTCGAAGTGAGGTCCATCAATAAATGGCCTTCGACCCTGCGATCTACGCAAATCAATGTAACTATTCATTGCGTCTTCCATGTTGCCCTCAGTGTAATGAGCAATGTTTGGCACAGACCAAGCTGCACCCCAACGAATAGGGACATCCACCTCACGCGCTGCCTCTGACATAGCGTCAGCAATATCATCATAGAGATTGAGTTCCCATCTGCCACCATCAACGTAAGCCATGAGGTCTACAGCCAATCCGTCAATGTGCTTTGACTTCATTGTTTGACTGGCACCCTTGGCAACAAGAGCCCTTTGCTCCTCGATTGTACGCACACCGCAGATCACAGAGAAGTCTTGCTGAGTTACATTAATGGCGTACTTAACAACAGCAACCATGCGTTCATCAACACCAATCAACCTTTCAAGGCTGCGCTTACCTAACTTATAACTCATTTCTTAAACCCTCTCATTGTACGAATACCAAAGCTCGCGGCTATACTAGCATAACAACTCCACTGAAACCACTGAGGCGCAGCTTCAATATTAGCGAAGCCCTCCTTCATATAGGGCTGAAGCGGAGGCACGAATGAACACACAATTATAGCTATAAAAGCTATGGTCCACGCCTCATCTTTCCAAGAATTATTACTGGCCTGTATCGCAGCTTGCTCCCAGCCAATCTCACCAGTAGCAATCTTCATTTTGGTTTCTGCCTCAGCTTTCTTAACGGCAGTCTTCCCATCAATATAACTAGCAGCAAGACCGCCAAGCGATCCTATGATTTGACCAATCATTTCTTAGCCTCCATTGCATTGAATCCAAAGTAACCAACGACCACACCACTAGCAGCTACCACATACACGCTAGCAATGTCAGCAATAAGATCAGCAGCAGTGTCTAGGCCCAACGCAGAGGCCCCTACAATGGCGAAAGGGTAGAGCAACATACCAGCAGCGCAAGCCATAGTTAAACGGCGCTGTGTGTCCCGCTTTGCATCAGCATCAGAAAGCTCACGCCAACGATCCTCAAGCGCTAACTTCTGCCACTCAACCTCGTCAATGGTGCCATCCTTATTCACGTCATACTTGTCAAAAGTCATATCAATCTCCTGTGCTAACCTTAAAGCAGTACAAATATTCGTTAGTCTTTGTCACAAGAATAGATGCTCTTTGCCTTTCCTCGAAGCAAATCTTCTCAGAAGGATACTGACCAACCTCAAAGTGAGAAACGCCATTCTCTAACTGAAACCAAATCAACAGCCACATCACCACTTACCCTGATAACGACCAAGATAATACAGCCCTGTCACTACACCAGCACCAGCAATGGCAAATATGATTGCGCCAAAGACAAAGTTGATAGCGTTGTCTATCATCTCTTGCTTTTTATAAGCCTCTTCTCTGCGTATCTTGCGCATCTCACCTTCGATAGCGAGGACTTCTTCCCAAGCAGAAGGGCCGTATGTCCAAGAGATATGATCTTTAATCTCCTTACGCATAGCTTCCATCTTCTTCTTATGAGCAAAGATCTCAATAGCATTTGAGCTATTGTCAGACATCATCTTGTAGAAGGGAGGATTCTTTGTCTTGTCTTCAGCGTACTGAAAATCAGAAAAAGCGGAGCCCCATTTAGCTAGGGTTCCGCTCATTTCCTGTATGTCTTTGCCAGCACTAATACCTTGCTTGAGA